AAGGGATTTTTCTTTTGATACTAATTTACTTCTTCTTACTGCTACTGTGAGTTTTGCAGTTCTATTGGTAGCAGGCCCAGATAGACCAGAAATTGTAACTTGCTTTAATCCAATATCCACGCTTACCATTGTTGGTAAAAGTTTTTCAACAACTCTTGAATTAGGAGTGCTATCAAACATTTCCAAAATATAATTGTCTGCACTAAATGGTTCAAAGAAAAGATTAGTTGTATCTCCAGCAGTAGAAATTTCGGTAATATTAAATTGAACTGAATTATTACTAAAAGTCTTTGTTATTTGTTCTCTCATAACATAAGAACTATCCAAAACATTAATAGAGGAAATATATTCATCTGCTAATTTAACTCTAAATCCTGGATCATCTGATTCATTTAAAGTTGGAACACGAACTATAATATCAGTTGGTGATGAAGCTGCAACTCCTCCATTACATGTGCCAGAAACATCTGCAACATTTTCAATGAGGAAACTAGTTCCACCAATACCAATATCTTTTACTCGGTTAAAAGTGGGAATATTGTTGCCAATATTTGCACCCCCAGTATAACTAATGATATCTCCAACTTTAACTAATGTTCTAAAATCTGTAACCGAAGACCCTCTTACAGTTGAAAAACCAGAAGTACCATCAGAAAGTTGTAGAATCTCAAATTCTGCACCTGTTTGAAATACTTGTTTCTTAGAATTTAAAACTGTATTTGCTGCAAAAGTTGTGCTACCACTTCCTAAACCACCAGAGCTATGAACTGCTTTAACATCTTCAAAAGTGTTATCCTCTATTGCGGTTACGCTATTACCCTCAGTAATACCATTAATTATTAATGGTTCATTAAGTTGGAACTCTCCTGTAACATCGGTAAGAACAATCAGAGAGGTATTTGTTATCGTAAATGCTGAATATCCAACTGCCCCACTATTTTTTCCTTCTACACGGGTATAAGCACCATAATCAACATCAATATTTTTCGAGAGTGTAAGACGTGTATAAAGTTGGACATCATAAATTGATAAATTATAAGTTGTAACTGCTACTCCTGTAGCACTTGTTTGTTTAAAATCATAAACTTTTGCAGTTCCAACTCTCTCATCTGCATCAAATGCTCCAGGAGCAGCAGCTTTATCAACAGTCAATCGATTACGTAATAATTGAACTTGTCCACTGATAGTATTATTTTGAAAACCTACGTCTGGTGATCCAAAAACATTCGATATTGAAACTGATTTCCCCATTCTAATTGGAACACTTTGATTCTCAACTAATTTTGTCGTTCTTGGTTTTAAAATATCTATTGATGATGTACCAATATTTTCAACCTCATAACCTCTTACAAAAGCCTTTCCTGATGAAATTTGTAAACTAATTAAATTATCAGACGGTATATTACCATTTTGAGTTTGTTGTGTATCAAAATATACCCCTTTATTACCAATTCTATTATTTAAAGATTCTTTAGCATTTACAGTAAATGGTCTTACATAATAATCGCCAGATTCGTCATAAGTTCTTCTAGCTAATTCATCAGCAAAAATATTATATTCAGTTTTAGTAACAATTTCTTTTATTTCACCATTTTCAACTCTCAATAATTCGACAAAATCATCATCATTATTATCTGATAACAGTTTTTTGTGTAAACTAATTGATAATTTGAATCTATCTGCACCTGGTGCTGACTCATTAGAAAATCCTTTTGCATTATCATACAAATCAGAATTTACAGAGGATGCTCTTACTGTTTCCTCATTTATTAAAAATCCGACTCTATAACTTGGTTCGTTAGTATATTGATCCAATATTACAGTAGATGCTACATTTTTTACAAAAAATCCACGAATAAAGTAAACACCTTCACTTACAGAAAAAGCACAACCAGTTGATGTTGCATCAGATACAATACATCTTGCAAATTGACTATTTGCTGTTATACTTGTATTCAAATAATTAAAAGATGAAAGAGTTATTAAATTTTCACCATCTAAAAATACTTTAGTTTCTCCATCTGTTCCAGATTTAGTATACTTTACATATAAAGTATCAAACCCATCAATAGATTCTGCAGATGTTAGTCTATTAACTACTGTTGCTTCTACTCCTGAAGTTTCTCCTTGAATTTTTATTCTTGCGTCTGCTATAATTTTTGTATAGTTAAAAACAGGTATATTTAAAAAATTTGGATCTATCTTTACTGCGTTATATTCATCATCATATGAAGTTCCGCCAGGAATTACCATCGCACCTTCTTTAAAGAAGTGTTGCCCAAATTTTTCTACTTGATTTTGAAGGATTGTCTGAAGAGTTGTTAATTCTCTAGCCTGAACTGGAAATCCTGGTTTGAATAGAACTTTTTGATAGTTTTTACTATCAACAAAATCATCAAAATATGGGGAAACGTTTAAATTGGTATTTTGTGGCATCTTTTTAGAACTCTATTACGATTTTTATTTCTTCTTTTTGGGAAGTTGATCTTGTGATTGGTGCTCTATTATCAACATAAATGATATCACCAGAGTATTTTTTAATATCTGGATTTGCCATACCAGTAATAAATGATTGACTTAGAGCAACATTTTTTCCACTTGCAGTAGAAATTGAATCATCATTAAAACTTTTATTAATAATAAGATCTCCTCCAGCTGCGTTGGCATTAATTATAGGAGCATTATCATCAGCAATAAAATCAAGTTGTTTATAAGAATAAGATGCTAATGTTGAAAAACCAACTGGTTGATAATACTTTAAGATTCCAGTTTCTGGATTCCAAGAGGCAACATATGCAACTGCAGTGGATCCTACCCCAACTGTTTGTTTTATTATGCTATTAGTAGCATACGTAACTTGAGATGTGGTAGATACTCCAGCTGCACCATCAGAAGTTAAAGCTAAAGCACCTAAACTTGTTGCAGTCGTACTATTTAGAAGTGTGTTTCCAGTAAAAGTTTGAGGATTTTTGATTATACCAACACGAGAAAAATCATTACCAATAACATAATCTGGTGCGTCATCAACGTTATTATCGTATTTTGAATACAACATGACTCTAAATCCACCTAGTTCACGGTAAATATCTGAACCATGACCACCTTTAGGTGGTATTACAACTTCAAAATTTGGTTGATTTACAGTAGACGCTGGAACTCCAAGTTCAACATTGTTTCCATTCTCTCCAACGTACGTGCCAGTTATAAATCTAAGATTTGCATATGTGTAATTAGATCCACCAACAACTGTTATCGAATCTACAGACCCCCCTTTAATTTTAACTGTTGCTGAACCACCAGATCCATCACCACTAATTGGAACTTGTGAAACTGTTCCTGCATCTGTACTTCCAACACTAATGCCAGTTCCAGCATCTTTAACAATTATAGTTTCAATTTTTCCATCTACAGCAGCATTTTTTATGTTTTCATTAGTTGCATCTCCCCATTTTTTAGGAAGAGGTATGTATTTTGATGTAACAAATTTAACAATATCAGAAGGAGAAACACTGAATAGATATTTCCATAGATAACCATCATCTCCTGCAGGTTGAGGTGCAGTGTTTGTATGAGTTGGTTCAAATAATGATTTAGCTCCATCTGGATTAAGTGGATCAGAACCGTTGTTTATACAAATATAAACTTTAAACTCTGATGTGACGACATAGTAGTTTGATCCATACAAAGTTGTAGATTTTGTTTGAGGTGTTAAATTTTGATCAGTATAACTATTTTTCCCATGATAATTATTCCTGTACATATCGTATATTGAGTTAGATTGCCAATTTATTCTTGGAATAACTCTTCGAACATCATCTGAAGTTACTTTTTTCAAAAATAACATGCTATCATGATAAAAATTTTCTTGAGAAAAAGAATCTATAGGATCTGGAATAGGAGCTCCCCAATTTTCAAATCCATAATTTTTTACTTGCACATTTTTTGGATTAGGGTGTCCTAAAAAGGTGTAATAGTTATTATTTCCAGTCGTACCAATACCTACAAAACTGTCTATAAAAGTTTCTGCGTTTAATATACGATATTGGTCAGTGATTATTGCGGGCATTGATACTTACATTTTTTGATTATTTATACCTGTTATTAATAAGAAGTTTTCATTGGTAGAGTTCTTATAACTTGAGCAGATGTTTCAATTCCAATTATTCCGTTTTGATTGTGGAAAGTAAATGATTTTGAGTCGGAACTTCTGGTCACATTAATTGAACCCCAACTATATGTACCATATTTAGATTGACTTATTAATGTTGTTGTATCTATACCTGAAATAGAATCGACATTTGCAAATACTCTTATCATGGATGATCCAACAGAAACATAATCTTCAGCATAATAAACATTATCTAGGAAGGTGTTACCAACACTAACAGTTTCTGGCCCAGAGGATGTGGTTCTAATTCCAGTAACTCCATCACCAATACTTGTATTTTGAATTACAAAATAATCACCAGTGGTAATACCAGACTTAGATACTTTATTTAATTCACTACCAGCTGGCGTTCCATCTTCATCATATATGTTGGGATGTGGTTTAATTTCAAAAAATAAGGCAGGTTTAGTTGTGTTTATACCAACAGCACTTGTTCCAATTCCAACTATGATTCCATAGTCACCGTTGTATGAAACTTTTTCTATTGTTTCAACAGAAGCTATTGTTCCCATACCAACGATGTTTATATCATTCTGAGTTTGTCCCAAATTATCAACTTGTTTGAATAACCAAGAGTCTTTAACATAAATTTTACCATCATTTGGTGAAATTGATTTAATTATTCCAGTTGTTGGTAATATTTGTGGTTCTAAGTAATTTCTTTCTTTAGATATGCTCACTCCATCTATAATTAAATCCTGTAATTGTTTCTTCCACACAGTTGGACGAGTAAAATCGGCATCAGTGGATATACCAACACCAGAGTAAGTTGTTGTTTCTACAGTATCAGATGCAATTAACTCATAAACAACTCTTTGATCTTGTCTTGCTACTTTACCTAAAGATGTGACGGACTCACTTCTTATTCCATCTGGTGATATACTACTATTCACAACAGAATCATTAAAATACTGTAATGTTAATTTATCTCCTGGTTTTATTGTTTCATCAACATCGACTTCAACAAAATCATCAGTAGAAGCAGTATAGAAATACATTTTAAACTTACTACCTGATTTGGGTGCCTCTCTAAATGTAATTCTAGTTCCACCATCAAATGAGTAATCATTGCCTGGTTTTTGTAAAATATCATTAAGGAATATTAAAAGATTATTTTGTAAAATTATTCCTGAACCTTCTTGAGCAACTATACTATAGTATTCTTTAGTCGTAACTGTTCTTGTTATTAAGAATGATTTTCTAAATCCGTTAAATTGTGCACTAAAATCATCTAATTCTAATAATTGCCCAAAACACCATCCTGCAAATTTATCTTGGAATTTGTTTTTTACAGTTATGTTAAAAGCACTAGTTCCTATTCCAACTTGGAATGGTAAAGTAGTTAATTCCAAATTATCACCTATTTCATAACCTATTCCACGATCTGCCATATCAAATGATATAATGCTACCACCTGTGCCTACAACTACATCAATAGTAGCCCCAGATCCGTTTCCACCAGACAAAGGAATATTTTTGTATGGACTTGGAGGTGCAACAGTGACAAAATTTATTCCTGTAGATATTCCTGTAGAAGTGTAACCACTACCTGGATTTGCAATTGTAACAGCTGTAACTATACCAGCAGTTACGAACGCAGAAATCGCTGCACCAACTCCAGTTGTAGAACTTACAGAGACTAAAGGATTTGATAGATAACCATTACCACCACTCGCTATTCCTACAGACTGAATTGTTCCACCTGCAGAAACAACTGCGGTAAATATTGCTTTTTTAGGAACTTGATAACCACTTCCAATACCAACATCAAATTCATTAATTATTCCACCTCTAGGTAAATCTTTATTTGCTGGTGTTCCTGTAAAGTCAATTGTTTGTCCAGTTCCAACAATTTGATAATCTGATTTATTGATATCACCTACATCTCCATAAAAAGGTTTTTGGAATATATTATTAATTAATATAGCACCAAAATTAGTATTAATACCAGTTAACTGAACACCATTGGTTGTTAAATTGAATTTATCTGTACTTCCATCAAATCTATCAGATATGTCATCTATAATTTTGTTAGAATTATAATTTAATCTGTAATATGCTCTACCTGAAAATGTGGAGTGGGTAGTTATACCAACAATTCCTGTTGGCCCATATGGTGCTTCAGTGAAGTAAAGTCTTCCTTCATTAATTCTGTAATCACCTTTGATTATTGTTACTGCTGCTCCCACTGTATGTGCTGCAGCAACAGTTCCCATTTGACCTCTAAGAACATTAAGAGTAGTCGTCCCAACACCAACACCTGATACCTTAAATATCTCCTCTTCTATTTTAAATAGAGATTTACCAGAAATTTCTGAAGTGTCATTTAAAAATACAGTGGTAGTTGAAATTCCAATATCAGTCGATAAACCAACAGAAATTACGGTTGTTATTCCTATAGGACTTTGAATAACATTATCAATACTAATTAAAGTTCTAATGGTGGCTTTTTCTGATGGAATTGAAAGAGCATTAGTGCTTCCTAGTCCTACTACGTTAGTAAACGATGCTGCAATTCCAGCAGATGCAAAAGTAGCAGAGATTGCAACTTTGATATTATCTGCATCTTCTCTAATTACAAAAAGAGTTGAAGGTAATAAATTTGTTGCAGCTACACCAGCGTTAACATCTGATGTGTTTGCAATTCCAATACTCCCATTTAATGCTTTATATACTAATTCCTCACCAGTATTAAAATTATGTTTTGGTAAATTTATTTTATATGTTTCGGTTGACACTCCTATTGATGGATCAAATTCTCTATGAAATAATGAATTACCATCTGCAAAAACATTAAAACTAGTTGTTCCAATGACACCCCCACCAGTGGTAGTAACTATTCCAGTAAATTGAGAACTTATATCATCAATTAAGAGTACTTTATTTGTTCTAGATTCATTGTAATCAGTTATAATTTTTGATTTAAATATGACTAATTTTGATAATTCTGAATCATTAGTATCTTCACTAACCAGATCATAGTTATATTTTTCATGAACAGATGCCTCTTGATCAACATCTACTTCGAGACCAAGTTCAGAATCTGCAGATAGACTTTGTTGTGCTGTGGATCCGATCCCTAAATTACAGAAATTCTTAAATCCAGCAACATGATCTAAACTATTAACTGCATCTTTCCAAGTATTAAATGGGACTGCACCTTTAATTGAATATGAAAATCTTTGATAATAATCATTATCATGAAGTCTTTGAACATCTAAGTTTAATTTTCCAGTATCTGTTTTCCAACTATTACTAATATTTGCTAAACTATCAACATTTAAATCAAAATCAAATTTAAACTGAGTGGTTACAGTTCCTTTGTTATTAGTAACTGAACCAACAATCTTATCGTTTTCTGTAAAATCACCGTTAACACTGAATACCTTTAAAGTCTCTGAGATTGGATTCCAACCATTTTTAGCAACTATTCCTGAAATATTTTTACCATCCACTGTTACAACTTCATCATCCTGAAATTGAGTTTCTTTAAATATTGGTTTAAATGAAACGAGATCACTCTTCTTTATGACTCTACCAAAATTATTATCCTGTTGATAAGTTCCTCCAGTTGTTCCAAGACCGACTAATGAATAACTAACAGATTCTTGGCCACCTGTGGTAACAATTCCAGTAACCCTAAAATAATGATAATTATAAGCACTAGAGTTATATGTATCAACACCCTCTACAGTTTTTATATTTTCAACAAATATTTCATCATTTACTTCAAATGGAAAACTTCCTCCTGAGTTGTAAAAACCACTATCTGAACCAGATTCTGGGTTTGGTGCTCTTAAACCAAGAGTTACTGTTTTATTGCCATCGGTAGAAGCATTAGTTACCACAACTCCATTAGAATTGACTATTGGTATAACTCTAACGTCATCTGATAATCCACTATCATTTGTTAAAATTGAAACACTGTCTATTGAAGTTCCGCTTAAAGTTGTTTGAGCAACTATACTCGGATTCCCAACAACTAAAACTTTTGGTGGACTAGTGTAATTTAATCCACCTGAAGTAATTCCTATACTATCTAAAGTTAATACATTTTTTAATTTTAAAAGAACATTGCTGTCTGCTTTTGGTTTTAAAGTGCGATCTGGAGAAAACTCTAATCCTTGATCAATCACTTTAGCACTTTCTATTTTCCCAATTTCATCTGATTCTACAGTTAAAACAGAGTTCGTACCATCTGTAGTGCCTATTGATGTAATTAGAGGTAATTGTTTAAGATTAAGTCCTCTATTTAAAATATTTACTGAATATATCCCTCCCTTTTCATTAAGGGCTGATGTTGAATAGAACATCGATGAAATTCCAGCAGATGTATATGAATTAGTTTCAGCTATTCCAGTTAAATTAAATTTAAATGTATTAGTATTAATTCCACTAACTTTGTATTGATTATTAAATTTAGATTCCGATAATATTATTTGGGAATGATTTGGAACTCTTTCATCAACAGGCAAAAAATGTGTTTTTATTGAATTGTTGTTTTTACCTTGAACTCTGTAGAAAAATTTTGGTGCTAACAAATCACTGACAGTTATTACAGTTTTTTCGTTAGTCTTTGTAATTAAGTCACTATTATATTTTGATTGAAAATTTTTATCTTCATAAAATTCTATATTATAGTTAGATAAACTTGAATCAGAAGTCACCAACTCTACGGTATTATTTTTGAATAAAGTTAATTTTGGATTTATCTTTGATATTTCATGATTTTGTCCTCCAGTTGCTCCTATTCCAATGTAATTATATGGAAAAACCGATAAATCATAAGAATTTTCTGCTAATCTTATGGTGTTAGGAGAATCTTTTATCACATGGTAAACACCATCATTAACTAACGGGCTAGCAGGAGTTAATGAATTATAAACAATTAAATCTCCAGTCTCAAAGTCATGGTTGTTTATTGTAATTGTTGATAATGTCGTTCCTATACCAATTGCTGAATCGATAAATGATAATGGATTTATGACTAATTTTCTAATACTTTCATTGTATTTTAAATTAAAAGTTTGAATTTTATTTGATTTTATGTGTAATTTAAAATTATCATTTAAACTTAGTCCATGCTGCTGTCCTGACGTTGTGGCAGTGGCAACAGTAACAGTTCCATTTATTTTTCTTAAAGATCCAGATATATTATTTGTAATTAACTCTATTTTAATATCATCTTGAGATATTGATCCTGTATTGGTTAAAACTTCTCTAAAAAATACATTTTCAGAAGTTGAACTAATACCTAAAGTTCCTATTCCTACCTTTTCAGTCGCTAATCCAATAAATTCACCATTAAGTTTAGTGCAGAAAAGTTTATCAAAAGATGACAAATCAAATGAATTATTTAATAATGGATCTTTCGTTGCATTTATGGTTGACCCTAAAGAAACTAATCTAACTTCATCTCCACTATTAAATTCGTGATTAGGTAAATATATTGCTTTTGGTGGAATTGATTTATAAATTGTCCCTATACCTGAATTAGTTCCAGCTCTTCCAACAATAACGTTTGATACGGAGGTTCCAATTCCAACTGATTTCAATCCTTCAAAATATCTAATTTTAGGAAATTCGACATTTTTATTTTCTAGTTTTTTGGATATTTTATATGAAAATTGTGTTTCTAGTTTCTTAACTGCAGTTCCTGAATTATGAGTGACAAATGACGTTTCATTATATCCCCTTCTAACTCTATATCTATTGTTAATATCATCATAATTAAGAATTAAAAAGTGTTCTGATCCAATCTCAATAACATCATTTATTTTAAATTTTCTAGTTTTAGTAGGGGTAATTAAACTTATAAAAGTTGTAATCCCAGTTGCAGAAGACGCACCAATAGATTCTGATAAATTAGAAACTAAAGTTGTTATACCAATAGTTCTTATTCCCTCTATATTTTTGTAAGAAATTGATGATATTCCAGATATTTCAACAATATCACCGTCTGATAATCCATGTGGTAGGGTGGTAAAACCAATTACCTCCTTATCAATTACTGAAAATTCTATATTATCAATATTTTGTTCCGTAGTTCCTACTGATACTACTGGTTGTCCAATAACCTCTCTGACATTGGCTGATATTGAACTGTCGTTAAAATTTATTAAATCATTAACTTTATAATTGATTCCAGATTGATCAACTGTAACTTTTGTAATTTTTGAACTTTCAATTCCATCTACTTTGACTACCGCTTGTGAATCTAATGAGTCTTGTAAGAGAGGATATCTTCTAAATCGATCATTTAATCCTAAGTGAGTAACATTTCTTTTGTATTCTCCAGTATTAAGAATCTCATCCGTTTGTCTTTTACGGTTATCATAATTAAAAGCATCTGTAGCATTACGATGCATAAATGTAATATATGGAAAAGATGGATTTTTAGTAACACTGTCTATGGTTGAGAAATAAGCATAAGTTCCATTTGGGAAATCAGAATTTGTTAAAAATTTACCATTATATTCATCTAAATCGTTATTTTCTTTATAAACATAATCTTGAATAAAGTATCCACTTGTAAGAGGTGGTCTCAAGTTTACATCACTAATAATATCAATTTCATAACTAGATTCCATAAATGTGGTTATTCCTGCGGTGTTTATACCAACTGGGCCATAAATTGGATTCCCATCATAAGCCCAACCAACAATTTTTGAGTGGTTAGTGGTCAATTCATTAAAAGAACCATCCAAATTATCACCAACTAAATCACGAAACTGTTTAACTGGGTAAAAGGAACAAATTTTATTATTATAAGTTGCTAAATTTGAATTTACTTGAATAAATGCTGATGTAAATTCGTTGTCAGTTAAAAATTTACTATATCTTTCTACTGAGTTTATTTTCCACTCATGAATTTTAGTGCTAATAATTTCTCCTGATCCAGATGGTGTAACTCTTATTGCTGTATTAATCGGATCATATCCATCACCCTGTGAAATCACATTTACACCAGTTATTTTTCCGTCAGAAATAACTGCCTTTAGTTCCGCAAATGATCCAACTGTTCCTGCTGTTCCACCAAGTCCCACAACCTCAAGTTTTGGTGGAGTGGTATATTCTGAACCAGCATTTCCAATAGTTGCACCAACAATTTTACCGTTAAAAATTATAGGAGATATAAATCCATCTCTTCCTCTTAATAAAGATATTTTTGGTGTGCGTTCATAATTTACAATATCTGTAACTCCATATCCAACTCCTCCATCTTTTATAAAAATATTTTTTAATCCACCTATTACTTCAACCTCTACTGATGCCTTATAATAGTCAGGTATTATAGATGTATTTCCTACAGAAACCTTTCCGCTAACTTCAATTTGAATATCAGGATATTTAAATGTATGCGTACCTACACCCACACTATTTAATTTTTCATATATTTTTCTATTATAATTTGTGTTTGAAATAGTAGTAGCTGTTCCTGCATCACTTAATTTAAATTTATCGCTATCAATTACTGTAACTTTATATGATGTTTCTGTGGATAACCCTGATATGAC